CTTTTCATGAAATAGATGATACAATATTGTTTTATCACTGAGGTCGATATGTGATTCTACTCTTTCCTCTGGGCGATTAACAAAGACGTCCGAATCAACCCAGACAAACCAGTTTGCGTTTGGATACTGCTCGGCGGCTTTTAGTATACTGTCGCATCTGCGAAAATGGAGTTGATGTCTCTTTGTTTCTTTTGGTATGCTATCGTCATAATAAAAACCGTAGCCGTGGCGGTTAGTATAGTCGACGAATGTGCGCCGTGTTTTGATTGTATACTCGAGTTCGGGATAGTGTCCTGATACAAATACGATGTCGGGTTGTGTTATGAGTGTCGTCATTTATAAAATGATGACATTTATATATTTGTAATTATTTAATTAGCACTATTTTTTGTAATTTTTTGAAAAACGTAAAATCCATATGGTAAACCCGATATGAATATGCGTTTAGTTGCTGTAGGCAAGTCCTCCCATGCCAGACATGATACGGAGCACGTTGTAGTTGGTGGCATAGACGCGGACCTGGGCGCTGTACGCGGCGCCAACAGTGTTGTTGGAGAGCGTGAGGATGAGCGTCGCATTGTCGATGCGGGAGAAGTTGCAGGTGCCGCTGGGCTGGTGGTCCTCCGGCTTGAGGGCGAAGGAGTAGACGTTGATGCCGACGGCGGGGATGTTGGTGTGGTGCTGGTAAGGCTGGACCAAGTTGAAGTAGCGTCCCTCGCGCTCCGTGAACCGGTCGTGACCGTTGAGCTGGATCTTGGCAGTCACGACAGGGTTCTTGCCGGCGAGACCCTCAACACGGGTGACGGAGTAGCCGGACTCGAGGACAGCCCGGTCCCACCAGTCGGAGTAGTTGAAGGGCTGCTGACCCTTCCAGGGGCCAACGACGGAGTCGTCGCAGCTGACGAAGGAATCGCGCTGGACAACCCACACGAGCTCCTTGCAAGGGTGGTTGAAGTTGAGGCGGATCTTGTTGGCAGAGGAGGTGACTGACTCACCGCCCGTGAACTGGAGCTGCTCGATCAGGTACTCGTGGGAGACCTGGGCGAAGCGGCGACGCTCATCCGTGTCGAGGTAGACGTAGTCGACGTAGAGGGAGGCGCTGACGAGGCCGCTGGAGGCGACGCGGTCACGGACCAAGTGACCAGATGAGGCCGTGAGGTCCCAGCAGAGGTTCTTGATGTCGTTGAACTCGAGGTTGATCTTGACCTCGTGGTACTGGAGGGCGATGAGCGGGAGAGCAAGACCAGGGTTGCGGTTGAACCAGAACTGGAGGGGGATGTAGAGAGTGTACTCAGGGGCGCACTTGAGCACCTCAGATGAGGCGTTGGGCTCGCCCTGGGCGCAATCGTCATCGCAGTCCTCACCACCCTGGGTGAGGAGGTTCACGAGCTGGGGCACGTTGCCAACCATGTCGGCGTAGCCAGCCTGCTTGCCAGGCTCCTGGGTGAGCTCATTCCAGATCTGGAGCCAGTCACCGTAGTGCTTGTCGATCTTCTGTCCGCCGATCTCGAGCTCGACGTTGTTGATCAGGTTGTGACCAACCCAGTTGAGCCAGCGGAACTGGGCACCAGAGCCGTCCGTGGTGGCGAGCGTGACCGCGGGGAGAGTGGCCTGGAGGTAGATGCGGTGGATCAAGTCGCCGTTGCGGCTGATCGTGCATGTGACCTTCTTGCCGAAGTTGGCAGAGCCGTTGAAGGTCTGCTCAATCGCCTCCATGGCGAAGTTTGTGTGGCGACGGTAGACCACCTTGAAGAAGGTGATCTGCGGGTTGCCAGTAAGATAGATATCCTGCGCGCCATAAGCTACGAGCTGCATTAGACCACCACCACCCATGTTTGCTGTTTATAACTTACGGTGTGAAAAAAATTTCGCCGGGAGGATTCGCGGACGCGCGGACTCATTCGTTTTTTGACCCATCGCACCTAAACAAGATGCGACCTGAAGACCATATAAATGTCGGGGTTCTCTCTCAATGAACTGCTACAACCTCTACAATCTATAGACGATGTTGAGTTCGATTCAAATAGTGCCGATAAATTAACTACATTGGAAGGTTTCCATAATGTTAAGGTACGTCGCTTTCAAGAGCTCAAGGAGTCGTTACCGGTTTTGAAGGCGGATTTGGCGGCACTCCGGGAACGTTTAGCCAAGTGGCCGATGGAACTACGGTTCAGTGATGAGCACAAGGAGTGTTTAGAGCGTGAAACTGATTTGAATAAGCGTATTCTGACAATCGAGTCGGATAAGGACTTTCTGAACTACTACTTGAATGTCGGGGACATCCTATTCGGATACTTTGACACCCAGCAGCGAATTGCCGTTGGTGATAATTCGTTTCAAGCAGAGTCAAATAAGCTTCGAACACCTGCTAACTCGGTTCTGTCATATTTTAAGGCATCGGATGAGACCGATATGACAGAGGTTGTTGTTAAAAAGAAAGCACCTCGATTAAAGGCGAAAGCATCCGACATAGCCGTGGAGGTTGATGGTTTGCGTCGTGATAAAGCCTTGGAAAAGTACTTATCTATTGTTGAGCCCACCGCAATTAAGTCTGGTATTATGCCTGGCTCTGGCATAGAATCGGACTACGGTTGTTGTCCAGTGTGTGAAAGCGAAATGCATTTCTCGCAGAATGAGGCGCTGCTCGGTTGCCCTGAATGTGGTCATCAAGATTTCATTTTGATTGATTCAGAGAAGCCGTCGTACAAGGATCCGCCGCGCGAGATCTCGTATTTTGCCTATAAGAAGATTAACCACTTGAACGAGTGGTTGGCGCAATTCCAGGCGAAGGAGACCACCGAAATTCCTCAGGAGATCTTTGAACTCATTCAGACCGAGCTCAAGAAGGAACGTATTATTGATACCGCGAAGCTCAAGCCGTCGAAGCTGCGTGAAATCCTGAAGAAGCTCAAGTTATCCAAGTACTATGAGCATGTTGCGCACATCATGAACCGGCTGAACGGCGTCCAGGCACCTGTTCTGTCGCGTGAAGTGGAAGACAAATTGCGATTCATGTTTCGCGAAATTCAGCCGTCATTCATCAAGCACTGTCCAAAGGGACGCTCGAACTTCTTGTCATATTCATATGTGTTGTATAAGTTCTGCCAATTGTTGGAGCTTGACGAATTTTTACCGTGCTTTCCTTTGTTGAAGTCGCGCGAAAAACTCTATATGCAAGACAAGATTTGGCAGTGTATTTGTGAAGACATGGGATGGGAATTTATCAAGTCTATTTAGTATACTTTTCGCGTAACAGGTTTTTGTATTCGTAGACTTTATCACCGGCTTGAAACGCTAAAAATTCATACTTGAAACCCTTGTCTGCCAGCTTTGGTAAGCGTGGGTCTGTTGGGTCCTTTCTGGATGCTTTAACGTACTCTGCCTGATACATCTCCATGTCTGTGCCAGCCTTATCCGATTTGTCTTGTAGGGACTTCAGCTTCTTATTCTCGGGTTCCGTTAACTTTGCAAGGATGTACTTGGGCAGTTGCTTTCCCATTTATATTAAGTGAGAAATTTACACCGAAGCCAGAGTTCAAATAGTACCGAATGATATTCTATTTCCTTAATATGTATATAAAGAGCACATTATACATAGTATAAATGGCTTCTTGGGTTCTTGCGCTTATTGCAAACGAACCTTATATTGAGCGGGCGAAGACTACAATTGTCGAATGTCGTGAAATAGGTGATTGGTGTGACGATATCGTATTGATGGTTCCTAGCACACTAATGACGGATAACGCTCTTGCGGTATTCGCAAAAGAGCATCGTGTTCAACTCAAAGAACTTCCGTCTAAGAATTATAATACTGTTTTAGACTTATGGGAAAAAAATAAAGGTTCGTGCGATTACGAGTATATAAAATCTCGTAGTTTTATCTATATGAAATTTTATCTTTTTGATATGTTCTTTAAACAGTGGGATGTGGTATTTTATATTGATGCTGGAATGAAAGTATTTAATAGTTTAAACTCGTTTAAAATTGTATGTGAACCGCAAAATTGTCTCTACGCACATAGCGATTCATATCCCACATTTGAATGGAAATTACACGGGCAATTTTCGTTTGAACTGATGTCTGCCGAACACAAAGAGGCTCTACGTGGGTACAACCTAGATATTGATTACTTTCAAAGTACATTAATTATTTATGATACCGTCATACTTGAAGAGTCTATTGTAGAGGAACTATTCTCACTCGTTGAACAATTTCCTTCAACGAGGAGAGGTGACCAGCCAATTCTTAATCTCTATTTCAATTGTGCTAAAGGTTTGTGGCGACAGATACCTATGCGCTACGAAAACAAATTACTATATGATTACCGACAACGCGACAGCTTCCTTAAAACAGATTATTGTTTACTGAAATGGGTATAAAACGCTGACCACTAATAATAATAATGACTATATACGAACTCGATAACTACTTTTTGTCAGGTGAAAAGATACAAGAACTAACAGATATGTATATTGGGACCAGTGCTGATTTTGAATGGAATCCTCGTATTACACCACAATCATCCAAATTTAAGTATTTAGAGACGTTCAATGCTCCGTGGGATAACCCAAAACTTTTATTCTGTTACTCGCAACGCATACAAACTTTATCTTCTTTGCTAAAATTATTTAAAAATCCATGTGTTATTGTATTTGGTAACTCTGACAAAAATATGACACTTGATATATGTAGACCTTTTTTGGAATCACCGTTAATTAAACATATCTTTTGTCAGAACATGATGTTTCATCATGTAAAAGCCTCTTTTATACCTATAGGAATAGCAAACCAGCAGTGGAATCATGGCAAACTATCTAACTTTGAACAGTATTGTTTTTATAATATACATAACGAAAAAACAGAACCAATACTATTAAGCATGTCTCTGCATACAAATAGTGGACGTAAACAATGGGCGAATGAACTTGCTAAAAAAGGAATAGTCAATCGGCGTTTTTCTTCTCATAAAAACTATCTAGACGCATTAGCAGTATCTAGATTTTGTATTTGCCCTGAAGGAAATGGTATCGATACTCACAGATTATGGGAGGCTTTG